AGGAACGTCCTGTGCAGGCTTGTCGGCTTGTGCCCGTGCAACCCTACCAGCGCCAGCATTGCGGGCCGCACGCCCCCCTCTCCGTCGCGTAACGCAGGGGCAAAGCGCAGGGCCTGCGGATAGGCTCGCTCGCCCAACCCTCGCGCCCGGAGATACACGTCGACCAAATCGCCTGGCGCAACGGGCCGGCTGTCTGCCCACGCCGCGCGGAGGGCTTGCACTCGCTCATCCTCGGTCATTGCTGGCCGCACAGGCGCATCCGCTTTGACGTTGCCTAGGATGCCGTCAATCCGGCTGGCCACCTCGGCGAAGGGCTGGCCCGTGAAATCGCAGGCTAGTTTCATCCCATCGCCTGCGCCGCATTGATTACAAATGTAGGTGCCGCGCCCTTCCTTATTGTCGAAGCGGAAACGGTCCTCGCCGCCACACATCGGGCAAGGCCCGTGCTTGTCGCGCAGTGCAGACGACGGAATGCCCAAATGCAGCAACACGCCGCGCCACTTGCCTTTCGCCGCGACGACGGTTTTTTCGTGGTGTATCATGCGGCTTCATCCCTTTTCGCCATGGCTTTCGCGTAGGCGATGCGCCGCGACTTGTCGTAATTCATGAACGCCCGGTCGGCTGGGATCGGCGTATCCTGCAACCCGTTGGGCCATACGCCGAACTTGCCCTTAAACATCCCTTTCGCCAGCTTACCGCCCCGACCGCGCTCGTTGTCGAGCCAAAGGGCCATGCTCCAAAACGTTTGCTTGTCAGTCAGCGACGGGCGCTTCTGGGCGCCAGAGATTTGCACCAGGTCACCATCTGCCGTCTCAACACGCCCTGATGGTCTGCGCTCATGCCCGCAACCGGGGCAGGTCATGCCCGTGTGCAACTCGCCGCACATGATGCACGGTTTCGGCAGTTTCTCGTCATCAGGTTTTTTCTCGCCCTTCTCTGCCCGGTCGGCCACGCTCAGTGCGTCGTGGTAAATGTCCGTCACCAGCCCAAGCCGGATGCTGTTTCCGGCATGGTCCAAGATCAGGCAATCCTCGGTGCCGGGGTTTACCCGCAAGCCGCGGCCGATCTTTTGGACGTGCAGCATTTCCGACCGCGTAGGCGCCGCGTCAATGATGCACGACACCGGCAGGTCAACGCCCGTTGTCATCGTCCGCACGGAGCAAATCACCCGAATTTCGCCGGCACGGAATTGCCCGTTGATGTGGGACCGCTCGGCCATGTCCGTAAACGCATCGACATAGGCGCTCGCCACCCCGTGGCGCTGAAACTCGCCCGCCAGTGCCGCAGCGTGTGCCCGGTTGACCGCAAAACACAGCGTCGGCCTGTTGTCGCCCTTTTCAAGCCAAGTCTGCGTCACGCTACCAACCAGCTTCGCGCTGCCCATGACGCGCTCCAACCCAGCCTCGGCATACTCCCCGGCCTTGATCTTCACGCCTGACAAGTCGGGCACGTCCGGGGCAAACGCCTTGAACCGCGACAGCATGCCGGCCTCGATCAGGTCGCCGATGGTCACGGGTATCACCAGATCCTGCCACCGCTCGCCCATGCCGTCGGCCCATGGGGTTGCGCTCAACCCAATGAAAAACACGTCTGGCCGTTCATCCATCATGCGTTCAACGACCGATGCACGAATGTGGCATTCATCCACAATCACGACGGCAGCGTTCGGAATGTCGCGCTTCGCCAGTGTTTGAACTGACGCCACCTGGACCTTAGCCAAAGGATTGGTTCTGGGGTGCTTGGCCTGCATCACGCCAATGCCGGTCACGCCTTCGGCCTCAAACGCATCCACGGTCTGGTTGATCAGGCTCAAAGCCGGAACCGTGAAGATCGAAGATTTGCCTTTGGCAAGGGCTGAAGCGATCAGCTTCGCGGCCGTCACCGTTTTGCCCGCACCTGTCGGCATCTGGCAGACAATGCGGCGGTTGCCCTTGCCAGCCGAAAGCCTGATTAGGCGCAGGGCCTCGATTTGGTGCGGGCGGAGTTCCTTGGGGGTGGCTTGGGGCTGAGGGAACATGCTTCCGTCCATCTCAACCAACCGACGTTTTTTTCGAAGGGTATATATACAGTATACCGGCGGACATGGTGTCCGGACATTTGTCCGGACATTTGCCACCCTGTTTGTCCGCCCTCATGTCCGCCCACACCTGCCCCATTTTGGAAACAAGATTGCGCGACGGATTACACCCAAGGGCGATCAAGGTTTGTTTCAGCGCGTCGATTTCCACCCAATATCGGGTCGCCCATCTCCCCCCGTTCTGGTATGCCACAGCACGGAAAACGCCCCAAGCTTCCAGCACCCTGAGATTGCGCCTGGCCTGCCGTTCCGAGCATTTGCCCATCTTGGCCATTTTGGCGATGCCGGGGTGCGCGGGGTTCCCCACCAAATGCCGACGGAGGCAGTGCCGCAGCATGCCCCCGGTTTGCGTTATCAGTGACGCGGGGAGCGGCGTTGTCGCCCTGCCCATGGCAGATTCAACAAGACGAGACAGCCCATCAATGTTGGCAACAGGCGTCGGTTTTTCAGTCATTGTAACCCCTTCGTGTGGGGCATGGGCTTGTAGCAAGTTCCCCAACCTGCTACACAGCCCATGCGTTGTGTCAAACGTAAGTATAGCCGCACCCCCGGCAAACGCAAGCCCTCGGCCTCACGGCCGGGGGTTTGTTGTTATTTACTGCAATTCTCCAAGGCCACGCCCGTGAACGAGGCCCCGTTCTTCTCCACCTCGCGGATAGTCCACCGCCGGGCGTCCTCAGTGTTGCCAATCGTCAGCCCCGACACCTCCTCGCCTATGGCCAGCGTCACGCGCTCGCCGTCCGTCGTGTGCGCGTGCATCTGGCCCTCTGCGGCTTTGTGCCAGGTCGCGAGCGTCCAGGTTTCGCCGTGGATGCGGATTGTGCCGGCGCGGGGGTTGGTGGTCAGGTGGAGGTGGATCAACGGCGCCACCACTTCCACGCAGCAAAGCCTGCGGAGGCGTAGCACTTTGCCAGGATCAACCCCGGCGCCCACTTGACGGTTCCGAACGCTAGCGCGCTAAACAACACGCTATCCAGCACGGCGCCCACGACGCCGGATGCCAGCACGGCCAGCGCCAACCCCTGCTTGCGAAGCCGATCATAGACGGCAAAGTCCGCCAGTTCCGACAAGAGGAATGCCACGGCTGAAGCGATGGCAAGGGCCGGAGGGGAGAAGGAAAGAGACAATACCGCGCCCCCGCCTATCAAAGCGGCCACACCCCAACGCGGAAGCCGCTCATGCAGGGCATCCCGTAACGCCAACGCCACGCCGATCAGCAACACACCAGACGGGGCCATAAGGCCGGGCGCCACCGAGATTAAGCACGGTCCGTTGGGGATGCAGACCGTCCCGACGTTGCCAATCAACCAATTCGCCGCAGGAATGGTCGCGAGGAAGGAAGCGGCGAGAAGGGCCGTTTTCATGAGAAAAGCCCTCCTTGCGCGGCGCGTTTGCCGATGTGGCGCGGGTTGCGGGCGTCAATGCGCGCGGCCATGCGTTCCGGCTCCTGTGCTGGTCGGTTCATCGTTCCGGCGTGGTTGCGGGCAACGTTCGTGCTGTCCGCTGAGGCGAAAGGGCCAAGCGCCTTCGCTCGCCTCCTTCATCGCCCGGAGCATGTGGACCCAGGTTGTGGACGGTATGGCTTGCCATGCCGCATCGATGCGCTGGCGCCATGCGGGGGAGCCCAGGGATGCAAACGCGCCTGAGCTGCCGATGCAGATGCGGGGGAACGCCGCCGCCAAGCGGGCGAGGCGCTCCAATCTCTCGTGCATGTGCCAGACCGGCGCAGACAGCGCGGGCGGCAGCGGGCATGCGGCGAGAAGCATGTCGTTCGCGGCTTCGTCGCCGTCGATCACGTCAGGGATGACGGCCCAATGCGGATGGCGGAGATGTGGGGCTACCCAAGAGTAGAAGTCGGCCCAATCGGTCTTGGCGCCCCGCGTCCAAGCCGAGAACGCGCCATTGTCCAGCATGACGGAGGCGCCGTGAGACATGCACCAGTCGATGTCGCGGGGGTCGGCCCACGACACGCAGAAGTGCCGCCCTGCCATCGGGGCGAGTGCGGCGCGCGGGGTAATGGGGGTGCCGTGGTAGTGGATCATGCGGCCCCCCACAGCAGCTTTGCTTGCCCGACAACCGGCTGCCATTCTCTGCCGGGGCGCGATTGCCATTGCGCCGGATTGGATGGCGCGCGCTCGGCGGCTTCGGTGAGTGTGCAGGGAATGATGGTAATGGTCATGTTCCACACGCCTTTTCACGCCGACGCGGCGGGTAATAGTTCCCGTTCTTGCTCCACCGCAGATGCGGCGGGTTAGGGAACCGATCAACTTCCTCGATGGATTCCTCGACGCGCACGCGAACCACGCGGCAATCGCGCTTGCCCCGCCATGGCCCGACACGCTCCCGCAGGAATGCCCGCGCTTCGGCCTCGGTCGGGAACAGCGCATAGATGCCGACCGG